CCCGCTTTGGGCAAAACTTTGACGCTCAGCACGTTGCACGCCGAGGCCGAAAACCCTGACCGCGCAAATTTCTTAAGGGCGTCCTGCAATCTTTGGGTTGCGTCAGACCGTGCATGGATCCAGCCAGGGGTGTGGACGGAACTCAAATTTGAGGGCGAAATTCCAGAGGGCGGATGCGTCGCAGTAGAAACCAGCTTGGATGATTCCAAATATTTTGGGGTTCGAGCCGTCCTGCTACCTGACCGACGGGTGTTGGTAACTCAAGAATTTGTTTGTGACACCCATGCCGAAATGAATGAACACATTGCCCGCATAGCTAAAAACCCTGGAATCAAATTTGCCATTAGCCCAACAATTGACATTCATTGGCCTTTAAATTTGCAGACCCGCAAAATGGTTGTCGGCTACGCCGAACTTCTCAAATTTACGCCGCGCATCAAATCAATGATTAACGAAAAACTGTTGTGGCACACAGGCGAAACAATGCTTGCCGAACACGTCCAACGCGCCGTTGCAGTCAGATCACAAAACAGCATCGCACTATCCAGCCAAAGATCAGCGGGCGAAATCTCATTGGCAAGGTGCATGATCTGGGCATCAGCTTTAGCAGCGAAACCCACAACGTCTGGAAAACCTATGGTCATTATGTCGAGTCGCTAGTATGCAAAACGGGTAGCCGTCGTTTACCTATGCTTTCTCGGTTACGTTCGCGGCGGCTACCTATCAGCAACAGCGCTCAACCTTCGTGGCATACTTAGCCAATGGGAATCTTTAACCGAACACAATCCAAAGCCGCCATTTCACCGCCACCAAAAGTAGCGGCAGCAATCGGCGCCCCAGCTGGCGCACAAGTTGGCGACTATTACACATACACGCAAGGCCAACTATTTGACCGCGCAGTATCCGTCCCAACCATTCAAAGATCGTTGCAATTGATTGCGTCAGTTATCGGATCAATGCGCCTTTGTATGTATAACGAAGTTTGGAACGAAACGATGCGCGAAAGCGAACAAATCAGAATCGCGCCCCGATCTTGGTTAAGCAAAATCAATCCAAACACAACCAATAATTTCATGCTTTCATGGACGGTCTCAGATATTTTTATGTACGGAAAAGCGTTCTGGTTTATTAGCAGCCGATCAGCTGACGGCTTTCCAGCGTCTTTCAGTCGACTACCTGCCGCAATGATTACCAGCACCGACCAAACGCAATACATTTGGTTTAGCAAAGCAAACAATCTTTATTTTAACGGCACACAAATAGACGTAAACGATGTGGTCCAATTTGTTGGCGGATCAGTTGGTTTGGTTTACGCATCACAACGCACCATTGCGACATCAATCAAATTAGAGGAAGCCCGCTACAGAAATTCGTCGTCAGCAATCCCAGCTGGCGTTCTTGAAGTTCAAGCTGGATCAGAAAGTTTGTCACCCGTCGAGTTAGCAGATTTGGCAGCGAGTTTTAATCAGGCCAGAATGACAAACCAGACGGCAGCGCTTTCGCCCGAAGTCCGTTATAAAGAAACGCTTACTTCGCCAGACAAAATGTTGTTAATCGATTCTGCAGAGTTTCAAAGTATGGAGCTATCGCGTGCAACCGGTGTCCCCGCCTACTTACTAAATTTGAGCGTCGGCTCATACGCTTATACCAACAGCGTTGAAGCACGTCAAGATCTTTGGACGTTTGGTTGCAAACAGATCGCAGAGTGCATCACTCAGACATTGTCCATGAACCAAATCACGCCCCAGGGGACGTACATTGAATTTGATATTGACGATTTTATTGACGGCGACATTATGAAAGAAACAGAAACAATGACCGAAACCAATTACACAAATGGAGTAACATCAGCATCATGATCCGATTCACCCCCACTCATCAGATCACGATTGACGCGGCGGCAGACGAAACTGCCCCGCGCCGATCATTTAGCGGCATCGCAGTCGAATATGACATCCCAGCCATAGTCTCAGACGGGACTGCGGTCATGTTCAAAAAAGGCTCATTGCCGATAGACGGACGCAACCCAAAACTATATTTACAGCACCAATCCGATCAGATCATTGGTCAAGTAATTGAACGCCAAGACGTCGGGAACGCAATGTTATTTGTTGCCAAAGTAAGCCAAACTAGGCTCGGGGATGAGGCCATGACCCTGATCGGCGACGGCACACTTTCGGAAGTCTCAGTCGGCGTACAAGTAGAAAAGTTCAGCTACAACGATGAAGGCGTAATGGTTATAGAAAAAGCAAGCTGGCAAGAATTATCCGTCGTCAGTCAGCCCGCATTCGAGTCCAGCGTCATAACCCAAATAGCTGCAAGTAACGATGAGAGTATCCCACAAACAGAACCCGAACCAGATGTAGTATCAGAACTATCACAGGAAAAGGATGAAACCCCAATGAGCGAAACAAAAGAAAATTTGACAGTCGAAGCTAGCGAAAAAGTTGAAAAACTTTGGGCATCAGCTCGCAAAGAAACAAAACTACCAACAGCTGCCGAATACATTTCTGCATTCTGTGTTGGTGGCGACAAATTCCAAGCGATGCGCGAAACGATCCGCGCCGCAGCTCCAGACGTAATCACAACTGACATCCCAGGTATCTTGCCATTGCCAATCGTCCAACCGACGTACAACAATTTTCAAGGACGTAGGCCTGTAGTTGACGCTGTTGGCGCTCGAGCAATGCCACAATCTGGCAAAGTATTTATTCGACCAAAAGTTACAACACACACATCAATCAGCGCACAAGCATCAGAAAACGCATCGCTTGATGACGGCACATTCGTTGTGTCGGATGAGCAGGTCACAAAAGGCACGTTCGGCGGCTACGTCACTTTGTCCGAACAATCAATCGACTGGAGTACCCCCGAGGTAATCGGTTTGGTGTTGGATGACATGGCAAGAATTTATGCCAATGCAACTGACAACAAAGCAGCCGACGATCTTAAAACAGGTGCAACAGTTACCGCAGCATTCGGCAACGATGCAACAGATCCAGCCCAATGGAGTGCGTTCATTTCAGGTGCAGCGCAAACGATTCTTTCAGGATCTAACGGCAACTTGCCAACACACTTGTTCCTTTCACCGAATATGTGGGGATACCTTCTTGGATTGGTAGACACATCGGATCGTCCATTGTTCCCACAAATTGGGCCAATGAACGCATTTGGTAATCTTGCCCCAGGGCAGGTCAACGGCGTGGCGTTCGGCTTACAAGTTGTGGTAGATCGCAACTTTGCAACCGACACAGTAGTCGTTGGTGACGCATCAGGCTTTGAAATCTTTGAACAGCAAAAAGGCGCAATCAGTATTGATGTACCTTCGACACTTTCAAGGACTCTTGCATTCCGAGGTTACTTCGCAACCTTGATGATTGATGCAAGCAAATTCGTCAAGGCTACGTTCTAATCGAAGGGCGGGCAGCCGTCCATGACAACCTATAACGTCTCAAGCAAACAGCTGTTAGACAACTACGCCGTTTTACAAACGCTAGAAAATAACGAATTTGCGGTAGGCGCCGAAATTATTGTTGCCACAGTTGGCGGCGATTTTGACGGCACATTTAACATTCATGCAGTACCCCAGTATTTATACACGGGCATAAACGATGAAGGCTTCCCTACCTACGACTACAACATCCCAATCAGTAACCAGGTTCTTTACATCTGTACGGGTGACGATGTTGCCCGCGTAGCTACCAACTCTGGCACGATTGACTACTCGAATGTTTGCACATGGATTGACGACGACGACATTGCCGATTGGTTGGGCATAGCCGTCGCAACGGCAGCCGACGAAGCATTCCTAATCGTGTGCGCTGCCGCTGCAAACGCTTTCGTGTTTAGACGCAGACAAGAAAACAATTACTTTGATTCGCCAAGCGTTGTCCCAAGCTCGGACGTCAAATTGGGAACAATTATGTATGGTGGAGCGCTGTACCGCCAACGCGGATCAGCTGGATCAGACTTCGCAGCATTTGACGGCATGGGGGTCGGCACAACAAACGGACTATCTGCAATGGTCAAACAGTTATTGGGAATCAATCGCGCTGTGGTTGCATAATGCCCGCCGCATACACCGACCTTTTTAACACCGCGCTAGACGATCTGGCAGACTTTCTTGCCGAAGTTTTGGATT